TCCTCAGATATGTTGAGCTGAGTTTACGGAAGCCGCGAATCTCAAGGATCTTTCCAATGAGTAATGAATTAAGCGGATGGCGATACGACGCTTTGGCCAGATCTTTCTCGTTGGTAGATGTAATATCTCCACAGCCAAGGATCTTGAGTAGAGTTTTGACTTGGACGGGCGAGTTAGGATTAAACGAGCTAGACCCGAGCGATCTACGCAACGAGGTAAGCTGTGTTTCAATCTGTGCATCAACTTCTTTTCTGGCTTTTTGCAACGCATTTGTATCTCTCTTCAGTCCTGTCATCTCAGCAAGGAGACATGGATAAACAAGTGGGAATTCCAGAAGATAGTTTTTCCTTGCCCAGTCAGGCATCTGGAGCATCTGGTTAATCCAGACATTTGCAGTAGCCCAGGTGTCGAGAGCATTATATCTATAATACTCTTGAAGATCATTTGTTTCTGCAAGATCTTTCCAGTATACCACCTTACGAAGAAAGAAGGCATTAAGGAAAGCAAGATCTTTTGGTAGCTCGGAATAGTGACAGTGAAATAAATGTGCTGTATCCCAGAGCCAGTTGAACGGGACGGCATTGTACCGCAGTAGATAGCTAACATCGTACTTTCCATTCTGAAAAATCTTAGGAGCAGGCAGCAGATTGAGAATCCGCATCCAAGATAGAGACCAATCAGAGTCAAGAGGAAGGACCACAGATTCAGTGGTCAGCCGCCCAGATGAATCTAGATAAATAAATGTGTAGCCAATACAACGAATAGACAAAGGAGACTTAAATGTCTCGATGTCAGTTGCGATAGCATATGCTGAAAGCGCGCGTTGATAGACTGCATCTGCATTCTCAGGAGTTAGAAGTGCCCACTTAAAAGGTGTTGCTTCGTTCCACGCACTTGGGTTAGCGACCTTCGAGACATATCGTCCAGCCAAGAATTTACCGTAGCTGACACTGAACAGTTGCGACAATGGACTAATGAATACAATCTCGATGGACTTGTATGCAAAGACGGAGCCCGCATAATCGGCGAGACTAGGATCAGTCTTGATATTCCCTTCGAGTGCGAGAAGGCACGCCAAGATTTTGGTATTAGTACATACGACTTTCGTGACATCACGTTTTGCACAATAAGTCTCCAATTGAATAAGGTATGACCAAGGCTCAAGAACTACGTAAGTAGTCAAGCCATTGAACATACCTTTAAGATGTGGCACATAAGAACGATCATCCTCAGTGCCGAGAAAAAGCGCGTGAGTCATTTCTTAGAAATCTTAGCTGCGTAGTTCCTGCAGGAGCGAGTAGATATTCCTTCAATCTGGCGAACTCTCCAGTCAGCGTCAGATTCAAACTGCTTGAAAGTGTTAGCTAGCATGTCTTGATAGACCTGTTTACGCAATGCTTCTGCCAGCAGAAACACATCACTATCAAGCTCAGTAGGCTTAAGGGGCGGAGCAACCAAAGCAGGAGGTTCCAACTCAGGAAAGTCAGTCTCTAGTTTCCCAGTCTCCGTGTTCCGAACAATGCCTTTAGTTTCCGTAGGTACATATTTCGGAGGTACAGGAGTAGGAGGAACTACTTTCTTCAGAGGTTGATTCCAACCATCGGAGCTAGGATCACCATCTTTTACACAGAACAGAGTCATGACTTCTTTCCTTTCTGCGCACCTCGGCGCTTTTGTTCTTGCCAAACAGCTTCTAGATCCTGGGATACTGACTGTTCCAGAGCTGTCCAAGGATAGAATCTGCGAATGTCTGCAATCCAATCAGTGAGTCGCACTTTTAGAACATTCAATCTGTGCTTAGAAAACTCAGTTATGTTCCGAGTACGCTGATGTCGAATGTGCATCTTATCTGTCACGTAAGCACTCCATTACAGGATGAGGGGCTGGAAATAATCTAACTAATACGCCCACTGAATAAGCTGGGCGCAAGGTGTTAGATCACTTCAGAGAGTCAGACCACCATCACATTGTCGATTTCAATGTATGTCTTACCAGACTTCTTATCTTCACGGTGCTTAATCACAACCACAACTTCAGCACCCTTGGAATCTGCCAGCAATTCACGATTGCTCTTAGAGCCGTAGTGCTGAGCCAAAGCTGCCATGACCTTCTTGAACTTACCTTGAGCAAATTCATTCTTCAGATCGAAAAGCATCTGGGCTTTCTCTCCACCCTTCAGCGGAGTATCCGTCGAACCGGCGGGCAGTTCAACAGTTTCGATAGCAACCATCTGCATTTCAACAAACTTCTTCAGGCCAGAAGATTCCACTTCCTTGGTATTGTACACACCACCAAGAGTCTTAGCCAGATCCCAATCAAGCTTCACCTTGTGGGCGCCGATAGGATAGTTACGAAACTCAGGAATGTCTGCCAGATCATCCAGCGTACCATCCAGCAATGCGTCCATTTCGTCGAGGGTGGAATCAGAAGTGTTAACGGTATTCATTTGTATAAGCTTTCTAATAGAGAGTGTTGAGAGAACTATGATAGGTATCAGAGGGGGAAAGGATCATTCTCAAGAGGCTTGAGTGTGAGTCCTAGATAACGAGCTGTCTTAGTTACTTGCGCATAAAGATCCTCCAAGGTTGATTCATTAACAAGATTCCAAGTCCGTTCAGGATTCCACCAGTTAAAGCCGGCTTCTGATGGATGATTAGCGATGCCTACTTCATTCAGACCTGAACGATTCACGTGGATTACATTTCCACCATTTGCTACGATCCAGTCATATTCGTTCTGGAAACGTACATCGCTGATGATTACTGTATCACCTCGCTTATAATACCCTTCATTGGTAGGTGCATCGAGTGCTCCAGTGAGTCTACCTTCTAGAGTACGAATCCAGAAGTTATCAGCAACTTCAGTTCCTAGAAGATTAGCCATGTAAGTACGAAAGAGTTCTGTTCCTGTGTACTGTGCAATCTTCCGAGGACTCACTCCCCAGTAATCGTGTGTTTCATTCTTAAATGCAGGATCACTGAAATGTCCTACATCTAGATGAAATGCAGCAGCACATGCAGCTTTCAAAGGATCAGCAAAAGCTTCCTCGTATACATTCTGATAAGAGCTTGTCAAGAAAGAAGCTACTGTACTTTTACCGGAGCCCGCCCTTCCTGCAATCCCGATAAGTTTCAGAGATGCGAGAGGAATGATTTCTTCTGCGGCCATGAGATTATCCTTTCTTTGCAGTCTGAGCTGCCAGTCTTGCTTTCAGATCATTCAATCCTGACACAGCATTTTGGGCTGGACTGTTTGAGATTTGAGTAGATGCTTGGGTACTCTGGTTAGATGGAACTTCCGTAGGTGTAGTGCTGGAGGATGAACTTTCTTCCATTGGTGCGGATTCCTTGATCGGAAAAAGCGGTACAAGTGAAGGCTCTGGGAGACTTTCAATTGCAAAATCTGTTCGTGACTTAGTGAGACAATCATTGTTTGCAGTCGTAGAACTATAGGCTCGGTGTTTCTTATTCTTCACCTCCATGTAGATGACATGAGAAAAGTTCTTACCGATTGTGAGTGCCATTCCGCGAGAGCCAAAGTCTGGAATGTACTTCACTCCAATTACCTTATCTCCTGACTTCACTTCCATCTCAATTGCATGGAAGATTACGATTAGATTACCACGGAAACCTTGGAACTGTGAGGCAAAGAACTCAGTGAACTTTCTCAGTGAGCCCCAGTCATCTCGCTCAGGTTTGTAGTCTACTGGATCATCCTTAGTTACGTGAGCGAGGATTGAGCGTCCAAGTTGTGAGCCAGTATCAATGACTACAATATCTCGGGAAGTATGCTTAGAGAAATCAATCTCAGAGAAGCCTGCTTTGTTCTTCGTACACAGTGCGCACGTGAACATACCATGAGTATTACACACTCTGCCTTTCCCTGTTTTGAAAAGAGATAGCAGGGTAGGGGCAGCTACTGGGAAAGATGCAGAGTCGGGAAGATCAATGAAGTTCACATTCTCTAGCTCTGCATCAGATAATTTCAGTAGCACATCCTTGTCATTGTCTAGACAGATCCAAGTCAGTCGATGAGTAGCTGCGAGCTTAGATACCAGGGTAGATTTACCAGAGCCGGGGAGCCCGAAGATTGCTACACGAGTGTAGATTGATGCGTCATCTTTATGGAGTCTCATAGAGTTGTATCCTGTGTTGTCTCTGTCTTAGACAGTTGAGTATTCAATAGATCGCTAATAGTAATCTGCACTTGGTATTCTGTGTTATCGAAATCCTGTTCAGATCCTGGGCGCGCAAGATATGAAGTGCTCATTGTGCAGGAGTTGATATATTCACAGTCTCTGCCGAATGAGATACAAGATTCACCGTGCATTGGATAAACACCTGCTGATTCGTAGAGCTTAATCATTTCGATATCAAGCAGGAGTTCTCGAATCCAAAGCGCCCGTTGCAGATAGGTTTTCGTGAACGGAATGGAAAGATATTCTCTGCCTTTGGTTTGATATACCAGATAGAGAACATCATAGGAAGAAAGCTCAGGGTAGATATGATCTAGAACGATTGAATACCCAATCGCTTGAGCTGAGTTCTTGTATGTTGCTGGGTTGACTGTTGCAAGACCAGTTGTTTTGCATTCCAAGACAAGGACCTTACCAGATATACGATGCCGCAATACAGCATCCACAAAACCACGGTAACGAAATCCATCTGGGAAATCAATTGAGAAAGATAGTTCACAGGCCGGCTTTCCTTGATAGTACACAAGTTCGTAGTCATCTAAGAATCCAGATGCACGAAGGGAAAGGAATCTTTGGAGAGCAATGACAGCTTCCCAGAAAGATTTCTTTCCCATTGCATCTTCAGCAAGAAGATCTGTATGCCACCCAAGGAACATTCGGAGGATCACTTGTTCTTCGGTATACCCTTCGAGAGCAAGCTGGATAGCTTCTCCAACGACGTGACCGAAAGCGAAAGTGATTGTTTGTTTAACGTGTTCTTCTTCTCTATGTGTGGTGCGGAGCCGATAGAGTTGGAACTTACGGGGGCAGTTGTGTAGTGTTGTGAGACTGGAGTAGGATAGTTGGCGAATCCTGTAATCAACAGTTCCCTCATAACCTTCCTCTCGCAGAGTAACGTATGGAGAGCCTGCTGGTTCGCTAAACAAAGATCGGGCAGGATTTTCTGCTCCCACTGGAATATCATCGAGAAATGTATCGAGGTTGAATTCTGCGGTAGACATTCGATTACAGCTTGGATAAGTTCTCGGTGGATAAAAGAGTACTGTTTGTATCTTCCGTATTCCATACCCAGACTGTCGCGGATAGCAGCATATTCTAGGTATGGAATGAAGATAGACTTAAGTACTAGGATTTGATGCAGTGGATCGAGCTGCATTTTGCTGAGCCTGCCTCTTCACTTGCATCAGAATCTGAGACATGAATTCTTCAGGAACAGGCAAACGTGCATGTGCCATGATAAGATACAGATTCTGAGAAGGAGTTGCTACTTCTGCTGCATAATGAGTACGACGTTCATGCTTAGTACGGAGCTTGAATGCCTCAGCTTGCTTGATCTTTACTTGAGCATTGGCAATGGTATCACTATAGTACTTTCCGTCTCCTTCATTTTCAGAGAAGAATCTGAGACTGTGTTGACACTCTACAATCTCCTTCTCATACTTCGCTACGATAGCTGCTTGTTTCATGTTATGTTTACGCCATGCTTTCATTTCATTCTCCTTTGATTACACATTTACAAGTGAGTACAACTCAGAATGCATCTGCACCCTTAGCGAGCAAGGCTTTAGTCCCTGCACTCTTCTTACTTTCTTTCGTCACTGATGTAGCTAGGAAAGTATTAGTCTGAACTTGCAAGCCCTTGACTAGAGATTGTATTTCTTCCTCAGAAAGGAGTGTAACATTCTCGGGTTGGGCGCGCAAAGCTGAATGGATATCCCGAAGAAGCATTGGGATAGTAGGATGTCTGGCGAGAAGTGCTGCCTCTAGAGAAGCTACCTTTTCACGGAGGATAACTGTTGAGTCATTCATATCAGGCTAGTCCTTTCGATGCAAGAATCCATTGAGCTACATGAATCTCATCAAGTTCCTGAGAGTTCTTAGGTTGCCGGAAGATCTTATCAATCTGGGAAATCGAGAACCAATGAGACTTCACATCTTCAGGATCAAGTTCCACTGTACCAACAGTAGTCACTTCCATGAGAAGTGCTTTGTCTGTATCACGCTTGATGAAACCTTTGACTGAATGATAAGTGTTTGTTGCCATTGTAGACTCCTTTGCTAGAGTGAGCGTTCATCTATAGATGACACTGATAGGTCAAGATAGAATGTGAGAATTGAATTCTTCCGGGAGTGTGTGAGAATACATTTCCTAGGTTCAATGGTTAGTTTATATCCTAGATCAAGCCACTTCTCTTTCACGACAGCCTTGATAATTCTGGGATGAAGAACGCGATTAGCCGTTACAGAAACCCCTTTAGTTGAGGCTTCAGATAACGGCATGGCTTTTAATTTTTCCCAGATTGGTTGGTACTGACGCATTGGATTATGTTCTTAAAGAGCATAGTCGAATGAGTGGACAGTTTTATATCATGTCCAGGATGCTGGTTTCAACTGCTATTGATCACAGTCTTACTTGGCCAGCTTATTCGGGAGAATTACAGGTTACCTGCGATGGCAACCAGATCATCCGCAGCCAGATAAGTATCGGCACGACGAACCAACAGATCCAGAATTTCAGTGTACGGTTCGGCAGAAGGATGGCCAGCAAACAAAGCCAGTTGTTCCTTCAGCTTACGGATAACTTCCTTCTGGCTCTTCCAAGGAGCGAACTTCTTGGCGTAAACCATCGTTGCATTGGTAACTGCATCGACAGACTTACCAGTCAGACCAGGCATAACTGCAATGTATTCAGCAGTAAATGCAGTCCACAGTTCCTCGGGAATAGTCGAAGAACGACGATCTTCCTTCGGCATGTTGGCAATGGCAGCCCAAGTCAGCTTGGAAAGATCCAGAGTTTCTTGAGTCAGGCTTTCATTCTCAGCAACATAACCTGCCAGAACATCGCGAACAACATCATACATTGCATCACGAATCAGACCAAATTGCTTCACATCTCCACTGGTCAGGATTTGTGCAACACCTTCATCTGAGGGAACAGGAGCCTTGAACTTAATCGTCGGACGCTGATTGCCCAGCTTATCCTTCTTGAAACGGAAAGTGAATTCTTCCATCGTGAAGGTAGAGTCGATGGCAGATTGCACGGTTTGGGGAGCATTCATTTCTAAGTTTCCTTGGTTGAAAAAACTAGGGAGGATACAGCGAAGTTTTTTCTGGCACTTCGCCTGAGCCAGTGAGGGGATACTAACAGGACGGGGATACCGTGTCAAGGGGGTGCGATCAGTCTCTGTTGAATCATACGGTCTTTCCAAGTGGATGCATTATAGTTAGACTCAGCTAAGAGTGGAGAAGAGTGTTTCACCATCCAACGATAGTAGCCTGAATGATATGTAGCCCATGTTTTACAGCGTTCAAGTGTGTGGAGTGTGAAAGAATTTCCTGGGTCAATTGCACGTGGATGTGTCATCACATCATCTCCTTTTCCATACGATCCTTCTTACCCTTAAACCACTCAGCTTTCTCAGCCAGAGTATCACCCTTTACTTTCTGAGATTCAATTCCTTTCACTAGAGAGTTAGGTTCACAGATGATATAGAGTTCTTCTCTTGCACGAGTAACACCAGTGTAGAGAAGTTCACGCTGAATCATAGTTGCATGTGTTTGATGCAGACAGAAGAATACTTTCCTCCACTCAGAGCCCTGAGATTTATGCACAGTTAGGCAATAAGCCATGAGTAGAGAATTAACATCCCCTGCAGATTCTACATAGATTTCGCGCTCAGAATCTAGCATCCTCAGTTTGATTCTATGAGATGCTTTATTCACTCGCTCTTCTGAAGTTTCTGCGGCAGCAGCTTGAGAGAGTACGAAATCCATAGGATCTTCAGAAAGCTCAGAAGCTACGGAGGAGTCTGGTGCTGAGTTATGACCCCAGTAATCTAACGTGGTCGATTCTTTCTGAGGCATCTTACCACCATATGCTGGATTCCTTTCAATTTCCAGAACAATCGCATCCTCCTTGTCATACAGCACTTTATCACCGGCGGATAGATAGACTTTCTGAAAACCTGCAATGATTTCATAAGTGACTGCTCCACGTTTACGGGCCAGATGATTAGCAATAGAGTTGTTTAGCTCTACTGTTCCACATGCTGTATTGAAGGGAAGAAGAATCATATCCTCTTCAGGATCGTATAGACCTTCTCTCTCAAATGCAGCGAATACTGTACCTAGAGTGATTACTGCATTGAGTGCGTCAATCTTCTTTTTCCAGGGGCGGATCTTTAGCTTTCCAGGGTGATTCCACTGATCGAATTCTTCAAGCGGAAGCGCCTTTCCCGAAAGGATGCGGTGAGCAAGTGAGATGATAGGAGACTCAAGAGCTTGTCGGTAAACTTCAGTAAGCTCGACAACAGGAAGCTCAAGAAGTTTAAAGCCAAGAATAGCAGGCCCAAAAACCGGAGGTAACTGTTGAATGTCACCAAGATAAATGATCTGCGGATTGTGTGGGCATGCGGCCATAAGTTCAGCATGAAGATCAGTTCCTAGCATTGATCCTTCTTCAATCACAATTGTATGGATAGAAGCAGGAAGTGGACGAAGTTGGTTACGTGTAGCTTCAAACCTCATCTTAGTTTTCGACTCTCCTGTGACTGGATCATCTACTTCGTAATAGACTGGTTTGTATTCGAGCAATTTGTGGATAGTGACACAGTTACCTTGCAAGTCTGCGGGCATGTTTCTACGAATGTTTGCCACTGCTCTGCGAGTGTATGCACAGATGACAATTCCTGGAGTTCCTGAAGTAAGGTAGGAATGTCCATCTGCTGCGAGAACTCCGGCTTTTCCAGATTCGATGAGAGTTTGGACAACTGCCTTTTGGCACGTTGTTTTACCTGTACCAGCAGCCCCGATAAGAACGCACGATTTTCCTGATCCAGCAAGATTGACAAAGCTAAGTTGCTTTTCATTGAGTGTGATTTGATTCCCGTATTTATCTGTGATCTGGGAACCTTGGATGACTGGCGGAGAGATTTCGATTGTACGGATTTCAGGCGTGGTTTCGATTGTTGGGACATCTGTAGATTCCTCGATAACAACTGCGGTAGCTTTCGCTGCTCTCATCTTCTCAACTAGCTCAGCTAGTCGGGTTTTAGAAATTGTGAGAGACTGAGGTGTAGATGGTTTACTCATATCAGGGTGTTATGCATGGATAGTTGGTTGAGCCAGAAGATCAGCAAGAAACTCAGGTACAGCACGATTCTTATATGTCATGCCGCGGCCTGTATTAGTTTTCCATTCGACGTGCTTCTTACGGTAATACAGTCGATATTTCTGGACTGTAGTAAGATCCTGTCGAATACGAATGTGAGGATACATTGCTTCTGCGAAAGGAGTATGATCCGCAGGATTAGCAGCGGAGCCTAAGAAATCTTCGACGATCCTAACAATGTCCATTGATGCATGTGGATTGTGTCCTTGGTCAAGTCTGATTTCTTCGAGGGAAGTTGCAAGAGCACAAAGCCAAGCCATATTAGAATGGGAAGAAGAAACCCAGATAGTGCAAGGATGGTTTTCATGAGCTTTTTCATAGACTCTACCTCGTGCTAGGTTAGGATAGAATTTTCGAGCTGCATTAGATAGCATCTGTGCAGATTCAAGGATCATCTTGTGGATATGCTGGTCACAATGAAATGATGCAGCTTCCTGTGGAGAAGTGGAAAGTGCAAAGATATTCATTCTGAGGTTCCTTCCACTGAGTTGCGCCCATGTTTCTGTGCCATATCCCACTTCAGTTTCGCCTGAAGATACTTGAACTTATTGGGATACTGTTCTGGCCTAGGAAGTTCTTGGGGAGCAGAATCAATTAGTGCTCTCATGTTTGCTGCTTCTACAGTGACTGAATCATCCAGAAGTGTATAGGTTGAACGAACATCTATATCTCCCAGACCAAGGAAGTTCTTCTGCCTATCTTGTGCATGGCGAAGAAGCTTGAATAGAGCATTAGAGTAGATAGAACCTACAGGGATTTTATCTTCACAGTGCTCGATGAGTTCCTGAAGATCAGGTGCAGGAATCTGATAGAGATATTCATCTCTCGCACACCTTACGATGATTGATTTCCAGAACTCTGCACAAGTGATCTTCAGATTATTGTATGGTGATTGGATCAGGAATTGTGGGAACTCTCCAGCTAGTGCGGCCCATTCTGCAATCTGGCCAGCATATTCTGAGATTGCTTTATGAGGATTCTTAATCATCCTCTGGAGTGCAGTCTCACGGATTATGAGTTTCCGGGATTCGTGGGCAGATTTATAGCCATCTAGGAAATCTTGATAAGCTGACTGCCAGGACTCAATCCAATGATGGACATTCTGTAGTGTCTTTGTTTCTGGTGAGATTACAAAGCGGGGAAAGACTACAGAAGGAGCAGTCACACTGTTGAGTTTAATCACAGTGCGAACAAGTGGCTCCATATTGATTGCGATGATTGAATCAGTCTGCTCTGAGCGGAAAGCAGGAACTCTGAATTCTATTTGATCGCTAGAACGGAGAATTGCGAGGAATAGAAGGTAGGAATCAGTACGGGTGAGTTCTCCACCTGCCCACTTTCCAGTGTAGGAAAGCAGACGTTTTTGGGAGAGATTGAAGATTGGGTGGAATGTTTCTCTAGAGAAGAATGTACCTGGAAAATGTTCACAGGTGAATTCTACTCCTGATAGGGAGCATAGGATTTTCATCAGTTTTCCTTACGTTGACACTATGGTCGAATCGGAATGATGTGTGGATTGGGATGATGGTCGCGGTGATCAGAACTTCATGTAGATTTTCATGGATTCTGAGATTTCTTCTTCAGTGAATCCTGCATTCTTCAGCTTCTCTGCTACATGCCAAAGAGTGTGGAATTCTAGGGAAGCTAGATGAAGATAGCATTCAACCACACGAATAGAAGGATGCTCTACTAGATGATTGAATAGGTTAGGCTTGGTTTCACGGAGAGATTGGATTGTTGAGCCAGTATTCATGGTAGGATTCCTTAGTTCTTAGTTGGAGCATCAAGTACAGCTTCCATGATTGTACGCCACACATACATTACTTTTTGATGCTGCTCTGCGAGACTGAGGTCAGGAGATAATTGGTTGACAATTACTCTGGCGGCCTGTAAGTAATGTTCAGAAGGAGTTTGTTGAATGCTCATGGTAGGATTCCCATAAAACGATTGAGTTCGTGTGAATCTGTAGGATGGCAAGAAATGCCGAGAGATTCAGACTTACCGTAGCAGTTGAAATAACCATCTAATTCTAGACGACAAAAACCTGCTGAGATTACAGGTTCACGAATTAGTCTAGCCATATGTGCATGATATGTCATTGTCATGTCTGCCCAGAGTACGAAACCTGAAGCTGTACGAATATATTTCAGTTGATCAGGCACAGGAGCAGAAACAGGTGTAGGAGTGGGATTGACTGTGATATTCATACGAAAGTATCTCCTGCTTCAATAGCTGCTACGAATAGAAGAATGAACATTGCATGATCTTCTGGGGTGTGTATACGAAAATCATGGAAATCTACTAATCTTCCTTTGAATGCCTGGAATTGATAGTTCAGGAAAGATACATTTGTTTCCCATTTCTTTACCTTTCTGAACTCGCTGAAAGGCAGACGATGTTTAGGATTGAATATTATCCATTCTGCAAATTCAATCCAATCTTCTGGGATTACTGTGTCGTAATCGAATGGAATGTCATCAGAATAATTAGCTGTAGTATCAGGTACGAGATTCATATTCTCTCTCCTCATCAGGTGACATAAGATCATTACGATATCTCCAATCTTGCGCTTCCTGTATTTCTTTAGGAGTCGCAGATAGAGGATTGATTAGCCACTTTTCATATGCAGCTTCTCCTGTTAGATGATGGGATGCAGGAATAGGAGTAAATCCTAGTTTCTGCTCAATACTCGGTCGGGTTGTGTGTGCAGGTGATATTACTCCGTGGTTGATTTTGATGAGGAATCCTTCTAGATACTGAGCTAGTTGGATTCTCCGCGTGGATGGAGAAGATTTCAAGCAGACAATGATTTCAGTGAGTTCATCTGCTGTGAAATATGGTCTGAATTTCTGGGATGCTCCGCTCATAGAATTGTGGTCTTTCCTTGTTTAATCATATATACCATTATCAAGATGGGCAATAGCAATAACCCAACTAAGCCACTCATTAAATGCATCTGTTGCACTGAATGGATAGGATGCATAATCTATTGGATAGATTGATGGAGTGAAAGATTTGGGCATGATTCAGAATCCTTTGATTGTGTGAACAATGCTTTTCCATCCATTGATAAAGACATAGCTTGTCATGAGATTATGAATTTCACTGTGCCAATTTTCCACAGGAATGATATATTCGTGGATTTCCCCAGAGTCTGAAACAAATACACACTGCATTGCTTCATTTATTTCAGGAGCAGCACGCTTGAATTCTTCAATTGAGTTATATCGAGCCATGGTATAGAATCCTTGATTTATCCACACTACGGTAAGATCACCGTGTGGATAAGAAAAGACTCAGCCCACGAATTAGGTGGGCATGATTGAATCAATCAGGAATCAACATTCCTTTAACATTATTCAACTTGTAGATCAGGGCAATTGATTTGTCATACTGACTTTTCAGATTTGCTCTAATTTCAACCGTTTCTCTCACATGCTTTTCCATATTTATTGGAAATATGGTGTGTGAGTGGCGTTTTACATTATGTCCTGTATCGGCCAGTTTTATATTAGGCCACTCAGGATCATTGATAAAGTAGATTGTTGCGAATTTTATAGAATCTGGTTCATCCCAATTGCCAACAACGATTACACGTTCACCTGGTTTAAATGAATATGACATGATAACTCCTTTTGTTTACGATAAAAAGAAACCTGAATCTTGTCCGTGGGACTGCCAGACTGTAGACCCTGCATGTGCAGGTGTCAAGGGGCAGGGGCTTAGAACTAGGATACTCACTCTTATCTATACTCCTCCTATATGTGCAAATGTATACATGGGGAACCTTACACACCATACCCTACTAAAAAATTAATAGAGAGATATAGGTATATAAGTTATATATCACATATAAGCACAGATACACAGATATAAGATTAGCAGGTGAGAGCCAAAGGGGGCACACGTACCCGTGCGTAGTCTGGCGGTCTGGTGGACAAGATTAAAGAGTTTCTGAAAGTTTAATGAGTGGATCAGCCTAAACTAATCCACCGATAAACCATCAGGGTTCAGAGTTCCAACAGATCTTCAATCTTTTCCTTCTTTTCCATCGCATCGAGCCGTGCAATCAACTTCTGAGCCATAGAATCAGAATCATCTGGGCAGAGTGCCAGTGCATTTCTACAGCCCTTAATCTGCTTATCAGCCAAAAGAGTCTTTCCACCTGCAAGCATGGAGAGAACATCACGATACACTCGCACATGCTTCCCAATGGTCGATTCTTGTGCTTCCGTGAGTGCGCCATCACCGGACATATATCCGAGTTTGTCTGCAATGTGCGCAGTGAGATTCTCGGACAATTCAGAATCGAACCAAGATTCAATCCGATCCTTTGTCATCCGATCACCTGCGGCTTCCGCATTCAACCATCCGATGATTGCAGGAATAGAAATTTCATCATCGGAAACCTGAGACAGTGCGCCATCGGCCGATTCATACAGAGTGCGGATCAATCCATCCTGGGCATTCTCAAGCATCGTGCCAATGTGAGGGAGAAGTGCTTGCAGATTCTCTTGAATCTCGGAAACAGGCAGGAAGGGCACAGAGACTGCCACACCCTTAAACCGTGCCGGATTCTTCTTACTAGACTTATATCCGACCTTAGCGAGACGCTGGCCTGACAATGCCTTATCGCCCGCCTTGAAAGGCACGACAGAGTGTTGATTGGAAATGTTTGACATGATAGATACTCCTACGGGTTATGCACTAAATCAGTGCGACAAGAAAGGGACAAGGAAGCAAGCACAGAATGCAAGCACTACAGCCACAGCTAACAGTGTGTCCTTAGTGGATTCTTTCATTCTGTGCCCCTTACCTAAACTAGAGAAAAACAAACAACCGATCTACACCCTATATATAGCACTCACTGTGCCAGCCCGAAAAAGCCTTATAAATCAAGCACTTAGCGCATTCCACCCTGCCAGCATTCCACCGACTGTAAACCTATCCGACACTACTAAATCCCACAATATGAAAAACCCTTTAGAATCAACCACTTAGAGGCCTCTTGTTACAACATAACCTGTAAAATCATCGGAGACTTATATTACAGCACTATAGTGCATGTCTCCACCAGTGCGAAGTGTGTACTCACTCACTTACCTATCTCACCTAACTAAGTGAGCACTAACTAACATAGACACTGCACGCTAGTGCGTACTCACTAACTTAGCCCACCCCCCAGGGCTTTTTTGGATTCCTGTGGGCTGCGTATCCTATAGACACTCCCAAATTTTTCTAAATTTTTTCCTACTCCCCCCTGCGCAGCAGAATCCCCCACACACTTTTCCAAACTCCCTGTCATACTCCCAACAGTCCCCGCAATTTTCCTCAGGTCGCGCGCCATGTCAAATCATTCAATTACTGCATCTACCACAGAAGCTAGAGCTTTAGATCTTCTTGGCTCTGGAGTTGGACCTGAGCAAACTGCTGCGGCCTTAGGAGTTACAGTTTCAGCTATTTCTCAGTTTCTAGCTGATGAAACTTTCGCGAATAAAGTAGCGGAAGCTCGTTATCGTAATCTACTCAAGCACAATAATCGTGATTCAGAATATGATTCACTAGAAGATTCTCTTATCAAGCGGATGAAAGATATCATTCCATATCTCTCTAAGCCATTTGAAATCCTCCGTGCAATCCAAGTGATCAATGGAGCAAAGCGTCGTGGAATGTCAGCCCCAGAACACATTACGCAACAGCAAACAGTCATCTCTCTCAATCTTCCTGTCCAAATCGTACAACATTTCCAAGTGAATCAAGCGAATCAGGTGGTACGAGCTGGCAATCAAGATCTGATTACTGTACAATCAGGTCGAATGGCAGGTCTTGCCACCTCACTTTTACAGAAAGGTAATGCAAATGTCGAACTTCTCACTCAAGGAGCAGCAAGCAATGCAAGCTCTGGCAGCTAAGTTAGCAGAAGATGCTAGAAATAAAGAGCGTGCGCGCCATCACCTTCTAGCAATCCAAGTGTATCTCGCTAGGAATCCAATTCCGGAGAAGAAACGTGCTTCCTAAGTCTGGAGATATCTCGCGCGCTCTGGGTTTTCCCCCTTCCGACACTCCTTCTGTGCATTCTAAAGCTGCGGCAGAGCTTGCAGCCTATGAATCTCAACAGAAAAGTGCTGAAACAGTAGACCCAGTGCAGGCAGTATCTGTTTCTGCTCAAGAAGCCCAAGAAACTGCCCGAAATTCTCTAGACTTTCTAGCTGCTCTCGCGCTCCCAACAGTTTTTCGCTACTTCTTTCCTTCTGTGTTCCAGCAGATGTGGAAGTGGCTAGTCTCATATGTGCATAAAGAGCGGGATTTCTCCCAACTCGCTATTGGACTTCCACGAGGTTTCGCAAAAACCACATTCGTAAAAATCTTCCTGCTCTATGTAATCCTATTTACTCGCCGCTCATTCATTCTTGTCCTCGCAAACTCACTTCCTAAGGCGGTTGCAATTCTAGCTGACGTTTGTGACTTCCTAGATGAGCCTAATGTAAAAGCTATTTTCGGAGATTGGCGCCTAGGACTAGAAACTGATAACCAGATCCTAAAGAAGTTCGGTTTCCGTGGTCGTACTATTGTACTTCACGCAGGTACTGTAGAATCCGTTCGCGGTCTAAATGTGAAACACCAGCGCCCAGATGTAATGGTGTTTGATGATATCCAATCTAGGGCTGATGCAGATTCCCAAACTATTTCAGAGCAGATAGAAACAGATATGTACGGTACAGCTATGAAGGCAAAGTCGCCTCATGGTTGTCTGTTCATCTTCATTGGGAATATGTATCCCACAAAGTGGAGTATCCTTCGTCGCCTCAAGCAGAATCCTAATTGGGTGAAATTCATTGCGGGCGGAATTATTCAGAAAGAAGATGGTAATGTAGAATCTCTCTGGGAAGATCTTCAGCCTCTTGAACAGCTTCTGAAAGAATATCAGAACGATTTGCAAGCAGGGCGCCCAGAGGTTTTCCATGCTGAAGTGCTCAATGATGAGAATGCATCTGTTAACCTACTGATCGACACATCTAAGGTTCCTCCTTGTCCTTATGAAGAAGAATTATCTTCTGGGCAACACCAAGGAAACTTTATCATCATCGACCCTTCAAATGATAAAGCTAACTCAGATGCTGTCTCTCTAGGATACTTTGAAATCTGGGATGGAAAACCCGTGTGTAGGGAAATCATAGAAGGTAGACTCTCCCCCGGTGATTCAATCCGGGAATCCCTTAAACTGTGCTTCAAGTACAATTGTGCCGTCGTAACAGTAGAGTCCAATGCCTATCAATACTCATACCTCTACTGGAGTAATTTCATCTGTCAGCAGATGGGAGTGATTGGTATCCACTTCCTAGACATTTATTCAGGACAACGATCTAAGAATTCTCGTATCCTGGATATGTTCAAGCAGTTGATGGCGAAAGATATCTGGCTCGCCCAAGCTACTCGAGCACAAGTGTTCTCTCAGGTTACTTCTTTCAATGCAACGAAAACAAATAACGTAGACGGTATTCTTGACTTGCTCACATATTCTCCTAAAGTGATCGAACTATATGGAGAGTTCATTGCAAGTCAGCTTACCCTTAATGTTCAGGAAGTCAATGAGATTCCTGTACGAGACGCCTACGAAACATCTCCGTTCTAAGGAATCTCATGGCTGATCCGGCGCCAATTAAGAAATACGAAACTCTGGCTGAACGGCAAGTACGCTATCAGGCAGAAGACAAGGAAGTTGGTAATCGCATTCTCGGAATGATTCGAGGAGCCGCTAAAGCTATTACTACTGATATTCCTGGATTCCTTGCAGATGTGGCAGATAGGCTTGCTGGTGATACCTCCTATCTTGGCGAGAAAGATCGGTCTGAGCAAATGTTCTCGGCCGCCACAGGAACGAAGAAGAAAGATGGAACAAGCGAATTCATTGGATCTCTGTCGAATCCAGGGAATATTCTCAAGGCAATCGTAGTTCCCGCATTCCTCACAAAGTCTCTGAAAACTGTGAAGAAAGCTGAACAAGCACTGAACTCTGGAACTGATGCAGCCCAGGTTGAGAAGTATACCGGGATTTTCCGGCTTCCTGATAATATCGATGATGGCGTTCTCCGAGCTGTCATTGATCCATCTTACGTAAATCTACGCCCTGGAGTTACTAATACTGCAGGAACTGAATTAGCCTCTGGGGTTGTATTCCGACTCCCAGAAGTCCTTGACTTTCCTCAACTCTATCAATCAGCTCCCTTCACAAGAAATCTGATGGTAGGTCATAATCCTGCATACGATCCTGGAGTAGCTTCTTTTAACTCTGCCTCAAACTATATCTCTCTTGGGCCTCAACGAGACCAGATGGAGATTATTCAATCTATTCTCCACGAAACTCAGCACGGTGTTCAGAGTAAGTATAACATGAATCCAGGATCTAATCCTTGGCTATTCATGTCTGACCCAGATCAGTTTCGAGATGCTCAAAAAGCTCTGCTCTCTTCGAAACAGTACAAAGAATTTGAAGTTCTTAGCAATGCTTATGGGGATGCAAATTCTATGTACAAGAAGTCTGCGGGAGAAGCAGAAGCTCGTGCAGTTGAAACAATGCAACGCGGAACAATGCAGTCTGGTCGCCCAGCTCTTTCTTACTATGGGGATGAGTATGAGCTAAACCGTATGATTCGTGGTCACGAAGAAGTTCGAAAAGTAGACAATGATCCTGTAATCCAACAGATCATTCGCGACGCCCTCGCATCTAAGAAATCAAACCCTTAATAGGATATCCTCCACATGGCACCTCCCCAAGCATTTCAAATCTCTAAGCCTGCTCAAGAAGGGCTTATTCAATACCATCGCACAGCATCTACTTTGGTAGATCGTCAATGGAATATCAAAGAACAGCTTAGGCAGATTGACCTAGCTTACATTCGTGAGCAGGATAATACTGAAGAGAATCAACGTGCCAAGATTCTCAATCGGATGGGCGATTCGAATCGTATCCAGAATGTCACCATTCCGATCATCAAGCCTCAGATCCGAGCTGCTGTAGCTTACCAAGCTGCAATCTTTCTGACTGACTACCCCTTCTTTGGGGTAACTGCTGCTCCTCAGTTTATTGATGCCGCGCGCCAAATGCAGGCAGTTTTCGAGGAGAATTCAGTTCGGGGTTCCTGGGTTCGTGAATTCCTTCTTTTCTTCCAAGATGGATTTAAGTACAACCTCTCAGCTATTGAATGCTGCTGGGATACTGTTGCAACTGCTGCTCTGGAAACTGATCCCACGTCTTCTTCTGGCTCGAAGATTAAGAATGTAATCTGGTCTGGGAATCGGATTACTCGTTGGGACCCGTATAATACATATTTCGACTGCCGTGTGGAGCCTTATGAAATCCCAGATAAGGGTGAATTCGTAGGTCATACAGTTCTCATGTCTCGTACTGCTCTCAAGACTTTCATTGCAAAGCTTGAGAATAAGATCATTGAGAATATCCAACCCGCTTTCGAATCTCCTTCTCTTCTTTCTCCCATCGGAGGTGGACAATACGGAGCTTCGTACTATCTTCCTCTGATCAATCCAGATGCACTTCTGGACCCTGAGCTGATTGGGTATACAGATTGGGATACTTGGGTTGGTCTGGCGAACTCCTCTAAGAATGCCGGCCGGATCAACTATCGTGGGATCTACGAAGTATCTACCGAGTATGTTCGTATCATTCCCTCCGACTATAACATGAGGGTTCCTGCACCGAATACTCCCCAGGTATGGAAACTTATCATTGTGAATCATTCGGTGATCATCTATGCTGAGCGCCAGACAAATGCTCACGAGAAGATTCCTGTGTTGTTCGGATGTCCTGCGGAAGATGGCCTGGGTTACCAAACTAAATCTATGGCCCAAGATGCTCTGCCTTTCCAGCAAGTATCTTCTGCACTGATGAACTCAGTTCTGGCAGCTCGTCGCCGTTCCATTACTGATCGAGTTCTCTATGATCCTTCTCGGGTCTCAGAGTCTCACATGAATTCTGCGAACCCTTCTGCAAAGATTCCTGTTCGCCCCTCAGCGTATGGTAAGCCAGTTGGTGAATCTGTCTATCAGTTCCCATATCGTGACGATCAATCTGGCATTAATATGCAGGAGATTCAGGGCCTTGTTCAGTTCTCTAATGTACTTCTTGGACAGAACCAGGCGCGCCAAGGTCAATTCGTAAAAGGTAATAAGACTGATGGACAATGGCAGTCCACAATGTCTAATGCAACATCTCAGGATCAGATTACATCTCTCTTGTATGAAGCTCAGGTGTTTACTCATCTGAAAGAGATTCTGAAGCTGAATGTTCTGCAATACCAGGGCGCGGCCTCCATTTATTCTGAGTCCCAGAAACAAGTTGTGGATGTTGATCCTGTTGCACTCCGGAAGGCTATTCTGAATTTCAAGGTTACTGATGGTCTCCTTCCTAGTGAGAAGGTAATCTCGTCGGATAACATGAAGATTGCCATGCAAGTTATTGGCTCTTCAGCTCCGATTGCTCAGGCATATAACATTGCTCCTCTGTTCTCGTATCTGATGAAGGTTGAGAATGTAGACTTCGCTCCGTTCGAGAAGTCTCCTGAGCAGATGGCGTATGAACAAGCAATGGGATCTTGGCAAGCTGTAGCAATGGAAGCTGCTAAGAAGGGTGCACAGATTTCTACACCTCAACCTAAGCCAGCAGATTTTGGTTGGAATCCTCAACAAGTTTCTCCTGCTGCTCAAGCTCAGGCAGCTCTTTCTAATCCTGGAACTGGTGGAGGTATGACAAATGGCGCAGCGTGAAACTCTTCTGCAGAAACAATTCCGCTTCATGCGGATGAAAGCTCAGCTCTATGCTTTTGCTTGGAAGAATGGATATGAGATTACTCAGGGTGATGGATATCGAGCTGAGTTGGTCTTTGGTAAGATGGGAGAGCGCAAAGGTTATGGAGAATCATACTCTCAGCACAAGGTTCGACTCGCGGAAGATATCAATTTGTTTAAGAATGGCAGATGGTTAAAAGACACTAGTGATCATCTTCCTCTGGGACAGTTCTGGGAATCTATTGGAGGTTCTTGGGGTGGTCGATTCGGTGATGGTAATCACTATTCTCTTGAACATGATGGGCATAAATAATGGCACGCCTCAATCCTGACTCTCTCTTTCAATCTTGGATTCTTACTGAACAAGAGTTCCTTCAAGGTTCTGTTCTCACCTCACTGCAAAAGCAGGTAGTGCAGAATCAGATTGCTCAAGTAGCTACTCAGAAGTCTAATCTCGAATTCGATCCAGACCATCCCATGAAATTTCTGCAGGAGGAAGCTGCTCTTAAAGGTCAAATCCAAGCTCTGCAATATCTCATTACGCTTTCCCAGTCGGCAGAAGTCCAATTAGATCCGGGACTTAGGCCTGTTAATCTTTCTTCGGATCACAACCCTCAGGAATAAATCATGTCTTTCTTCGATAAGATCTTTGGCAATTCTCCCGCACCCCAGCAAGCTGCTCCCCAGCAAGTTCCTACGAACAATCCTGCTCAGAACCAACCTGGCGCCCAGCCTCATCAATCTCAGGCAACTGCACCTAATGGTGTTGTTCCTCCCGAAGGTAATCAAGCTGCTCCTACGCAATCCCCTACTGAGCGATTTAAGGACTTGTGGGAACCTGTGAAGGTGGAAGAAGGCAAGCAGCCACAACAATCTGCGGGCCTTACTCCTGAGCAAATGCTCGAAGCTGCTAGTAAAGTAGACTTCACTCGAGTTCTGGATCAAGCTTCGCTGGCAAAGATTCAGGCAGGTGGAGAAGAAGCAGTTCAAGCACTTGCAGGACTTCTGAATAAGACAGCTCAAACTGTCTATGGACAATCTACTGTAGTAGCACAAAAACTTGTGGAAACTGCTGTAGATAAAGCACGGCGAGAGTTTACAGAACAATTGCCTGGGTTGGTGAAACGACAGACTGCGCAAGAGAGTCTCCTCCGAGAAAATCCTGCGTTCAAAGATCCTGCAGTTGCCCCAGTTGTGGCAGCAATTCAATCCCAACTTCAAACGAAGTTTCCGAATGCCAGCTCCAGCGAACTCGCTGAAATGGCTCAAGAATACTTCAAGTCTGCTGCCGGTGTCTTGTCTGGCAAACCTACGGAATCTCCCAAGCCTGCTTCTGGCTCCAATGATTTCGACTGGGATAGCTGGGCAACTTCTCCGGTCACAATCGGTTCAGGCTCCTGAATCTTCTGTTCAGTTCTGTAAACTCTTTAAGGAAATATCATGGGTTTTCTTCGTAATCAGGTGAGTAGCGCTGCTGCTCTTGTTCGTCCGGCACGTGCTGGTGATGGTTTGCTGGCGCATGTTAAGGTGGAAGTTGTTTCCGCAGACGCCAATGCAACTCTTACCATTCCGCAAATTTCGGCAGGTGCAATCAATTACACTGGCTTTAGTGCTGGTCGTAACTTGACTACTCCTACTGCTGCTGCAATTCTGGCCGCATTTCCGGATATGGATATTGGCGATACATACAGTTTCATCGTGTCTATCCAGGATGCCTTTGCAGGTACTTGGGTTGCTGGCACGGGGGTAACTTTGGCAGGTCGCGCAACTGTTCCTGCATCTGGCTGGTCTATGGTTGTGATTGAAAAGACTTCAGCCACTACTGTGCTGTGGACTCCGCTCTAATCTTCCATACCGAATCAATCTTTTCTAAGGAATACACAAAATGACTACCGCTATTTTCAATAGCTCTGGCTTTACTACCGACCTGGCTAAGAAGTCATTTGCATCGACGATCACTCGTCTGATGCCTAATGGCCAAGCACCTTTGTTTGGTATGACTGCCATGCTTCCGGAAGAAACTGCTGTTCAAGTCGAACACGGCTTCTTCACCAAGACTATGCTTTTCCCCAGCATGAACTTGGACGCCGCAGTTGCTAACGCTACTGATACCACTTTCACTGTTGCTTCGACTACCGATCTTTTGCCTGGTATGTTGATGCGCGCTGAATCGACTGGTGAAGTTGTGATTATCAACTCTGTCCTGTCGAGCACTACTGTTAGCGTGACTCGTGGTGTTGGTTCCACCGCTGCTGCAATTGCAGACAATGTGAACTTCTATCAAGTCGGTAATGCATTTGAAGAATCTTCGGTGCGCCCGAATGCTCTGCAAATCAACCCGGTTCGTATTACCAATCTGACTCAGATTTTCCGTAATACTTGGGCTCTGTCTGGCTCTGCTCAGGCTACTCAAGTTATTGCCGGTGATACGACGATTGCAGAATCTCGTATGGATTGTGCTGCTTTCCATGCGGCTGATATCGAAAAGGCTCTGTTCTTTGGTACCAAATCTCAAGGTACTCGGAACGGTCAACCTTTCCGTACCATGGATGGTCTGCGTAACATCATCCTGAATCCGGCGTATTATCCTGCTAGCTACGGTGGTGTTGTCAATAACACGACTGCTGGCGGTACTACGAACTTTACTCAGCTCGAAACTGCTCTTGATCCGGTTTTCAATCAGGCAACTGATCCGAAGGTTGGTAATCAACGTGTTCTGTTTGTTGGCGGCGCCGCTCGTAAGGTGATCAATAACATTGGTCGTCTGAATGGTACTTACTTCATCCAGAATGGTCAGACCAACTACGGTCTGCAATTCGGCAGTTTCAACATTGCTCGTGGTAGCTTCAACATGATTGAGCATCCGCTGTTCAATAGCAATGCCGACTGGAGCAAGTACGCGATTGCAGTTGACCTGAGCACTTTCCGTCTGGCTTACTTGAATGGTCGTAAGACTTCCAAGCAAGAGTTCAACGTGAGTGGTCAAGTTGTGGATAATGGCATCGACGCAGTTGGTGGTACTCTTACCAGTGAACTGACTTGCGTTGTCAAGAATCCTCCGGCCAATGCAATCATCACCAATCTGACGGCAGCAGCCTCTGGCTGATCCTCCTGAGGGAACAGTTTTCTGGTAGGGGTTTGCTGGTCACTAAACTCTTACCAACCCAACCTCAGGAGTATTTAATATGTCCGCACTTTCTGCACTGGCAGCTTCGACTGCTCAAGCCCCCGAAGTTCCTTCGAAGCGACTGTATAAGTCAACTACGAAGTTCCTCAATGTCATCATGGAGAAGGGCGAAATGCTCCGATTCAAGCATGGCATGTATATCACAGATTCTCCGAAAGAGATTGCATATCTGGATGAACAGATTGCAAGTGGTGCATTTAATGGTTCGATCTACATTGATCCGAACGCCCGCACTATTTCTGCTGAGCAAGAGAATCCTATGCTGGCGCTTCGTAAGAAGTTCTTTGCAGAATTCTTGGCAGAGCAGGCCGCCCATCTGAATCCTGAAAACGATATGGGAAGCTCTGTGCAAAGTCCGCTGAAGGCTGCATCTACCAGTGATATTGCTTCAGTGGCTTTGGGGGCAGGCCCTGTCAATATGGTTCAAGCTACCAAATAAGTAATCTATCATGACGCTGACCGAACTTACCCAAGAAGTTTATACACTCACCAATCGTCCTGATTTGGTGAATGAAACCCTGACGGCTGTTCGGTCAGCTACTCTGAAGATGCATCAATCGGATTACTATTTCAAGGATCTGGCTGAGAGCGGAGTTCAGTTTAGTACTCTGGAATATCTCCAGCAAATTGAGTATCGAACTCTCTTCCCTCTCTACAGGGCTTTGAAATATATTCGAAAGACAGATTCTCAAGGATACGATCAAGGAGCTTTCTTTGACATCATCCCTCCTGAGAATGTAGTAGATGATTACAACCTGAATCGCACAAATGTCTGTTATGTTGCAGGCGCCGTGATTCAGCTTCGCTCATCTATTCAGTTTCAATACATCCTTCTCGGAAGGTACGAGAATCCTAACATCACAGCATCTGGGTATAACTCCTGGATTGCTTTAGATCATCCCTATGCAATTGTGTATGAAGCTGCTGCCACCGTGTTTAAGATGGTAGGAGATACAGATCAATTTGCAGCCTTCAATGCTCTTGCCGCACAACAAATGGCAGAGCTTCGTATGTCTAACATTCAAGTCCAAGGATACTAGGAGTATACATGTCTGCATCTATCTGGAGTCCGATTGCTGCTAGTTTGCCTTTGGCTGCTAGTGATGTTCTATACAATGCCAATACTGCATATGCTGCAGGAACTGCTGGTTTGGCACTTACAGGTCGAGGAATCTCTGTAACTGATGCTCCTTTTGGTGCTGTATCTGGAGCTGCAGACTCTACTGCTGCAATTCAAGCTGCACTGAATTCTCAGTACAATACGATTATCATTCCTTCAGGTACTTGGAACATTGGAGAATTGGATATCCCAGGGAGTAAGACCGTACTAGCATATGGAGCTTACTTCAATATTCTTTCTGGCGCAGCGTATGGTTTTAGCCTGGCCGGCTATGCTCCTAAACTGCATGGGGCTTACTTCACCAGTGCTTTCCAGGCAAGTGAAGCGGCTGTGATTATTGACGACTCTCGGTTTGCAGAACTCAATTCTCTGAGGATCATCAATGGGTCGAATTGCATTAAACTCAAGTCGAGTTCTAATGGCTTGGGAAGTGTTCCTGGAGCAGCTCGCGCTCAGCTCTCTAATATCGTTTGTGATACTTTCACAGGCATCGGACTTGAAATTGCACCTAATAGTTCAGATGGCATGTTTGTCAATCTCTATATGGATGCTGGATCTATCTCTGGAAGTGGTGGTCTCATTCCGCGAACTGGCGCTACTGGTTTTAAGTTTAACGCCACTGGCTCAATTCTCGCTTTCGGCGGTCATCAACTGCTTAACACTGTAGCAATCAATAGTCAGCGTGGCTATCATCTGATCGACACGAACTATCTTCGTTTTGCTAATCTGATTGCAGATAGTCTCTCTGGCGAAGGTATCTGGCTGGCGGGTAATACTACAAACTGTGATTTTGCTTCAGCATTCATGGGAACTGCTGGCGTAGGTATTCGCAGCTCTGGTACATCTCAGGTAAATCAATTCGGCCAACTACGCACTCAACACATTGGCTTGATTCCGGGCTGGGGCGGTACTAACTTCTTCTCATCTGGAGGTTACTCTAGTTTCCAAGACATTCTGCTGGAAGACTCTTCCAAGCTGACTGTGTCTGCTCCTAACTGGACTGCGTTCGGTACTGTTGGATATCAGATTACGGAAACTGGTACTGCTGAGCTGATTCCGTTGGGGTCTGAAACTCAGTATCTGAATTCTAAGGGAACTGTTGCAGCAGGCTCTACTGTCTACATTGGCGTAGATGGTCCGTCGGCTTCTGAGAATGAATCTGAATTCTACAATAGTCTGCCTAAGAAGGCCTTTAAGATCAAGTGTGCAGTTGAATCTGTGCCCGGAGCCGGTCAAACTTTCACCTACACTTTGCGTGTGAACGGTGTTGATACTGCAATGACTGGTGTAATCTCAGGTGCTGCTTCTTTTGGTGTGGATATCCCAATCCCAGCATCTCTGATCAGCATTGATTCGAAGATTGTGTATAGCCTGAAGCTTGTTACCAGTGCAGGTGCCGCAGTTACTCGTCATCGTTGCCACATGGTTTTCATTCAGTCTGCTAAGTAAAGGCAATCATGGGACAAGTAGCTTATAGAGCTAATCTTTCTTCGGCTATCTTTCCCATGACAGTTGCGGAAGGTGGCCGCACTGTTATCATTCCTGGCCCTGATAACAACTTTGATCGTCGTGTAGATCCTACAGGCGCGCAGAAAGATGCAGGTATTCCTCAGGCTCTGTATTTAGAGAATGTACTTCCTACAATCTCAGGATACCAGAGTGCAGGATACCTGTCTCCTACTGCTGCAATGCGGGCGCCAGTAGTTGCAAGTTCAATTGTAAAAGTCTTTGAATCCTGGTCAGCTCCACAAACTGCTACAGGTACTCCTGCTCGGTGGCAGAGCACTGTAATTTGTAAGATGCCCTTGTATTTCTGGGGCAGTGGAGAAGCTACAGCAGGTGTTTATGGTGACATTGAAGTAGCTATTCTAGATGGTGCGGGCATTCCCACTACTATCACCTATAACAGTAATCCGCTATTCAATCTGTTCAGCACTGCGAATGTGGCTGGAGTTTGTTATCTTTTCCACAATCAGAAGCTGTACACTGTAGAACATATCTTCGATCTGGCAGTAGCTCCTAAGGTAATCATTCGAGATGTGACTGGTACGGTCACTCCTGGCGCTTTCTGTACGAATAAGATTGCAATTGTAGGTTCGAATAACTACTTGGTGATGGCAGACGTAGACACAATCTACTATTCCTCCACTACCACTCCCACAGATTTTGTAGCTTCTCTGGTGTCTGGCGCTGGTCAGATTGACCCGAATAATACTGATGGAGCTATTTGGTATCTGACAGACACTCAGCTTGGATTCTATATCCACAGCAATAACAATACACTGTTGGCGAAGTACACTGGTAATGCACGATACCCCTGGAAGTTTGCTGCTGTTAAGGGAGGTCTGGGCATTGCTTATCCGTCGGAACAGCTTGTTTGCGGATATGTAGACTCCTCCTATACCATTGTATTCGAGAGCGATAAGCAGGTTAAGCTGTATTCCGAATATGATAGTGGCACAGAGTTCGTTGAGCTGAATAACTATTTCAAGAATAGTGTTCGAGCTGAGCTGAACTATGCAACGAATGAATTCACACAGACTCAAGTTCGTACAGACTTCGCCGCCATCAAGATCTTCGCCAATCGCTATGTGCTGATTTCGATAGATAATCTGATTGGCGCTAATCCTACCTACGCACAATACACTGCTGTGCTAGTGTTTGATGCTCAGACTCGTAGAGTTGGTAGGCTAGATATTGCACATGATTATGTAATCTGCCCTGATAAGTCAATCAACACTGTCACAGATTATCAGGATACTCTGATCGGTTTCGTCAATACCCGGAACAATACGATCAAGTATCTGACATTCGATATCTATCAGAAGACTTCATATACTGGAGTAACCTATGATGCAATGGTCGCGGCCTTGCTTCTTGGTAAGTTCCAGTATGTGCGCTCGCGACTGATTAAACTGGAACAAGTTGAGTTTGAAGGCTCACAGGATTCTACGGTTATCAGCTCTCCTAACTTCTCTGTTGCAGTCCTTCCTACCCTGGATGGAAAGAACTTTAAGCCCGCTGTTACTCCTGCACTTGTGAGTAATACTGGCGGCCTGGCTACATATTCCCTACACAATACTGCACAGAACCATTCAGTGCTTGCGAAAGGTGCTTTTAGTCTGAGCACTCTTCAGCTTAGATTCACTCCCGCAGGAGACCGTTAATGGGAGCTAATACCAATTCAGTCTCTGCGTACTCAGATGTAAAGGCCGAAGAACTTCAAGAAGCTGCTGGAGTAACACAGTTCCCTAGCTCCACTGGTTGGTATCAGTTAGTTAATGGACTTCAGATTCAGGGCGGTCGAATCTCTATACTCAGCGGCGCCAACCAAACAGTGCCATTCCACGCACCTTATGAGAAACAAGTTCTAGGTGTATTCCTCCAAGTTCTTGAAGGTGCAGAGAATGGTGCATACATTGATCCTATTCCTGCCTTAGATGAATTCACTGTGTACAACGGTGTTGGGGATAGGTTCTATTATTGGTGGGCCATAGGTGTATAAGAAAGCTTTCGATCCCTCGCTGCAATCCAATCCTCAATCCTCTATCATTACTGTAGACTTCAGGAAGAAGCAACGTATGGTCTCAGATCACTCCACTTCAACAATAAAAGGAAGTTTCGTGGATAAGCTTTCTCCACATGATTCGTCTCTAGATGGTATGATTGCCAAACTGACAGTCATGTGGACTGGGTTTTTTGCAGGCATCGGGCTGTCAGATTTGTTTACTCTAGCAAGTCTGGTCTACGTACTGCTCAACATTTTCGTACTCGTGAGAGATAAGATTGTCAAGCGTAAGGCTGATATTCTTAAGTCACGAGAGTCTGATACAGATAACGGTAATCTTTCTTCAGGAGATTAAATCATGAGTGCACCTTGGGATAGTGCCTTGGGTCTGTGGGGCAAAGCCATGGAGAACAACTACCAAACTACTAGTAGTAAAACAACACAGAAGATGCTCACTCAGGAGGGCATCAATAAACTCATTTATGATGCGCTAAGTTCTGATCAAGGATTGGCTGCGTTGAGTTCAGGTGAGAACCTTTCTGGAGGTTTTAAGAGTTCTTCTAAAACCTTGCTTGCCCAAGATATGATGACTAAGTTGGTTGGCGAACTGGCGAACGTCACAGCTAAGGTCCAGGAAGATCAGGTTGGAGAAAAGAATACTAAGGAAGGTCGTGATTCTGAGAACCTGGGTTTGGGCAAGAGTGTGATTTGCACAGAGCTTGCTCGCCAAGGTTTGCTTTCTCAGGAACTCTATCGTTCAGTTGGCGGTCCACATAAGCAAGTATCTTATTTCACCTGGCGCGGTTATCATGTCTGGGCAACTAAGGTGGTTCCTTTGATGCAGAAATCTACTCTACTGTCGAAAGCCCTTCTGCCTTTGGTTCGCTCTCGCTACGAACTTCTCACGCATGTTCCTGGCTTGCATATTCTGGGCCGCATCACCCAAATCTGCGAAGCTCCTTGCTGGGTTATCGGCTGCATTCTTGCTCATGTGGCACACTTTTCGGAGATGAAAAATGCCCAGTCCGGACAATCTGCTTGAGATTATTCGCAATAAGGCCGAAAGTGCTCGGTCTGCGAATCAAGAACTAGCTACTACGGAAGCTGTCAATGCAGTAAAGGCTGAAGGAATTCTAGCGGAGATTGCAAATTTACAGACTTCAATGGGCCAAAGTCAGGCTATTGTGACTCGTGCTGTTCAAACTGCAAATATGCAGGCTCAGCAAGCTAACAGTAAAGCTATTGAAGCTGCTGGTGGATTTGATACTCTATACGGATTTATTGCTAAAACTGCGCAGACCGGTAAAGAAGTAGCAAAACTTACAGATCAAGTTCGTAGCGATCAAGAAGTAAGTTGGTTTACTGATCCTGCTCGACGCTTCCGTATCATGACAGACGCGGAGGGTACTTATCGTCGACTGGAGAATGGAACGCAGCAGCTTAGAACTTTGCATGAAGTCTCTACCAATCTGACAAATCAACTCTCTCAAGTAGGTGCACTTGCCAGAGCTTCTGCTCAGACTATTACAGCTACATCTATCGAAGCTTCTACTTCTTTGATAGAGCAAGAGGCGGCAATTCAAGCAAGGAAAGCTCAACTGGATGGATTGAAATACAACACTGCCGGAGTTCAAGCAGTTGCTGCTGCATCCGATAAGGATCTGGCTTATACGTTCCAGCTTGGGAATTTCACTCGTCAAGAGCAACAATATGAACTCGCACTGCGAGAAGAAGAACGTCGGCGTGAACAGTTCAATTGGATGAAAGAGAAAGAGATTGCAGCTCGTCAAGAAAAGATTGATGAGCAGCAGTTTGAAGATCGTACAGTTGCTTATATCAATCTTGGTGAAGCTGCACGAGGACTTACTCCCAGCACTGCGCGCCAGATTAAAGATCACATCAAGCTGAATAAAGGCCTTGGAGCTGACTATGCAGATCTCTACATTAAAGGAAGAGCTGCTGCAACAACTGGACAAGCCATTGTCGGAAATTCTCCTGGTGAGTCTGCTTCTATTTACGCTCGTGATCCTTCTCTTGCGGAAACACTTCCGGAACAGCAAAGGAAAATCGCAGCACTTCTCAAAGAAGCCACTCAAGTACTTGGAGATAAGAAAGTTCGAATAACCGAAGGACTAGATGACGATAAGACTGGAGCTAAGGCTCTGAAAGCTGTATCGAACAAGGTTCAAGAAGAAGTTGGGAAGCAGCTTCGATTCGTGGGGAATAATCCGGATAACCTGTTCTACATTGGCGATCCTTCTTCCTACATTGGTACTGCAACTAATCCAGGCGTGGCTGCTTTCCAAGCCTATCCTTTGGTCCAGAAGGTTCTCAATCCTGCAATTGCTGCGAATGTTCCGCTGTCTGATCCTACTACGGTGTTCAATCTTACGCTGTCTGCGATCAAGCGCGGTGATCTAAGTATTGCTCAGGCTGCTGCGGATCTTTCTAATGTCTATCGTCGCATGAGTGCATTGCATCGTGCTGGCATGGACTTCCGTAAGTTTGGTATTCTTCTCCCTCCAGATGGCGGTTCCTACAATGTGCGCTTTGGTACTGTTGGAACAGTAGATGCAACTAACTATTCCAAAGTAGCTGATGCCATTGTGAAAGCTATGGTGAGATCTCGATTCCAAGATTATCGTACAGGTAAGGTAGTTAATCTTGGCTTGGCTAGTGAGCTGACTCGTAACACTCAAGGATTCCCTAATGAGTGAAATCACTTCTGCACTCAGTTCGGTGCTCACTCAAGATACGGGTGAGCAACCTTACTACTCTGCGCCTCAATTCCAAATCACTGATCTTCACAATCAGATGAATGGTGGAGTTTCGTGGCGCGACCCTGCAACTTGGGTGAATAAACTTCAGAATGCTGGCCGCTTTATTGCGGTCTCAGCTCTTTCTGGGATTAACTCTTTCTACAATACTGGTGCAGCGGTAGGTAGATTCTTTGATCCTGGCGTACAGGAGCGAGATACTGCTACTTGGATCACTTCCCTGGATACAAATCTTGCAGATTACTACAAGGTTAATCAGGAAGCTGCTGATCTGACGGGTTTTGTTCTGGGTGCAATTGTTCCTGGCATGGGTGGTATTAAGATCTTCAATGCTGGACAGGTCGCTCTTAAGACTGCGATTGCTGAAGGAACAGTGGGCGGTGGAACTGCGCGAGCTTTGGGTTTGCTAGTTCCTCGCACAGACATTTATATGAAGGCCGCGGTGCAGGAAATTACTGCATCAACCACTACTTTGCAACTCCTGAATGTCAATACGACTCGGGCTATTGCTAGTGGATTGTGGCAGAATGTGATGGAAGCGGCTGCATTTGAAACTATGGTACAAGCTACCATGTTCAAGTCACCTATCTTGCAAGAACAAGATGGCTGGGATATCGCAAAGAACATTGGTATTGGCGGCGCTTTTGCTGGTACGGTATCTGGAATCTTTGGTGCAGCCAAACTCCGAGGTGCTCTGAAATCTGCAATCACTGGAGAAGAAGTTCTTCGTCGCCCATTCCAAGAGCTTCCTTCTTTCTCGACTGCTACTCCTTCCTCGAATCGGATTGTTCAACTCTCCTATGATCTGGATATGGCAGCAGGTCCTGCTGCTATTCGGAATGCTGAAGGTACCCAGATTATCAATAACTTCGCCGCCACAGATACGTTGTATTGGCAGAAAGTTACCAAGGGCCTGAATGATATCCGCAGCGAGATAAATACTCTGGCTCGTAAAGATGGCGAGCTGGGTAATATCTTTGCTAACCTTTCTACGCCTGTGCAAAAGGAGGGTAGATTGGTGAGCGGGTTTTCTCAGCAGACCTATGAATCTTTCTCAGGGGCTCGCGCCATTCTGCGTGCAGGTGAGATTCATCCCCTTGAAACTGCCATGAGTAAGGCGCTGATTAAGGGAGAAGTTCCTGAAACTCTGGTTGCTGCTCGATATGTGAAACTCTTTGGTGAAGATGCAGGATCTGTTTCTACTACTGCTCCTACGCTTCTGTCCTTCGGCGATCGCATGTCTGGCGTCGATGCAATTAAGCGAGCAATCCGCCAAGATTATAAGTGGAAGCAAGCTCTTGATCCTGTAACTTCCTGGAATGCAACAGCACTGAAAGGTGTATATGCACATCGGGAAGCTGAAGCTCGCTACATCTGGGCATCTAAAGCTTCTGGAATGCTGAAGGAAATTCCCGAGCAATCAGTTATCCACGCATATGATATTCCTGTACTCTCTCGTGCATACGATGATGGAGTGTGGAATATCAAGGTGATGTCTGGAGAAGGCCCATCTCTGCAAGTGCGTCAAGTTTCTTCTCTGCAAGACTTGTATCAGCAGATCAAGCAATCTAAGCAAGAAGTTGCTGATCATTTCAATCGCTCTTTCCTTACGCCTGGAGGTAAGCCTAAGAAGGGTGATGGGCAGATTCCTAGGCAAGACGCCATTCAAGCAATCTCTAAGATTACTGATGTACGCACGAACTATCTGGAAGGTAATCCTTCTGGAGTAGAAATCAACGATCTGTTTGCAACTGCCTCAGCCCAGCGAAAGTATCTGAGTCAACTTCAAGAGCGTAAGCTTTCTCTTGGAACTCCTGAAGCAGAAACTCATGTGATGTTCTTGCCGAAGTATGGTAAGGTAGTCTATGAGATGGCTGAAGATGTCAGTGCAGTCAATGAACATGTTCTCGACGGTATTGCCCACTATAAGGTGCAAGAGAAAATGTTCCGGGATTCTGCTGATCGCGCAGTAGCCAAAGTTCTAGGTAAGTGGGCAGAACAACTCCCTGCGATTCCTAAAGATAAGCTTGTAACTGCTACGCGGAATGATACTTCTGCGGGCCTGTTCTCGTCTGACTCTTCTGCTTACGGAACTGTTGGCTCTGCGATGTCATTTGTAGGTGGGATTACAAGAGCTATTAAGCAAGAGTTCCGTAAGAATGCTAGTGACGCTCTTGAATCTTCTCTCCTGCGTACAGCTCAGAAGCCTGAAGCTGCGTTTGAGTTCGAGAGTTTGAATCAGAAGATCACTCGCACAGGAAAACAATTCTATCTTCGTGAGGCTGATGATGGAACTATGGTTCTGGTTGATCGTACTCTGGTTAAGCGAACTGCTGACGGAGCTGAAGAAATCAATTGGGAGTTGGCTGAAGATGGTGTAAATGCTTTCAATATCGAGCATCAAGAAACTGTCTCCCTGATTCGCGATCACATTTCTACAACTGGCAGGCGCACTCAGAACTTCCGTGACCTTCATGCTGCACAAGGTAAGGTAGATAATAAGGATGCAGAAATCTTTCGTCCTATTCGTCCTGACCTGAAGCAGTATCCGCACTTCGCTTTTGTTACCGATCCTCGGGTAACTGGGCAAGGTCACATGACAATGATTCATGCAGCATCTGAGAAAGAGCTTGCTGCTTTGGTGAATCGTGTGCCCCCAGAATATCGGGTGATCTATAAGAAAGACTCTGAAGAATACTTTAAGGCGCGTGGCGAATACGATTACACTCGTACTCTGAATGAGAACTATATCAACAGTGATTTGGCTTCTCGTGGCGTATTTAGTAACTTCTTCCCTAAGAGTGATCCGCAGAAGATTGTGGATGATGTCCTGCAACAGCACTTCCGTGAGCAAGAAACTCTTGTTTACGAGAGTGTACGTCTGCGCTACGAACCTGAGTTTGCGCTGCTAGAGGATCTTGGTTCTCAGTATTCTCGAGTGGAAACTTCTAAGTTCGCCTCTCGTGCGGACATGATTGAACAGACCTCGAAGAATCCGTATTTCAATCTGATCAAGACAGCTCTGGATATTTCTAAGATCAATGAACATCCGATTGTCTATTCTGCGAATCGTCTCCTGGATGGTGCTTTCTCTAGAGCTACTGCTGCTATTCGGGATACTTGGGCACAGACTAATAGTGTGAAAGATCTGGATAAGATTAACACACTGCTTGATCAATGGGGAATGAAGCCAGCTTACTACGATGCAGCACTTCAGGCACTTGCTAATCACACAGCTCCGCGAGGTGATCTTACCCGTTTTGTTCGCGGTGCTAATAGTATCTTGTCTCGTTTTACCATTGGCCTTGATCCACTCAATGCCCTGCTCAATGTAATCGGATCTAATATTCTCCGAGGCACTGAACTTGGATTGATCACTCGTGCAATCCGAGAAGGTAATACCACGCTCGCAGGGGAGTTGAGTGCACTAGCTAAGATTAAACTCCCAGGCGCCGAAGCTGAAATGCTGGCACCTCAGAAACTTATCGCACGGGCGATTAAGAATTTCTGGGAAGATAATGGTGCGCTGGTTGGGAAGTATCGTGAGATGCAACTCATTAAGGATCGCGCTGAGCAGCTCAAACTTTTGGTGGAGGACTTCACACTGAAAGGAACTGAAACCGTTTCTGAGCTTGAGAAGAAGCTTGGAAAGGGATTTGCTCGCGCGAAAGAGATGACCTCAGGTGCGCTAGATAAGGCAGAGAAGGCTACTGGAAATACACTGGCAGAAGAATTCAACCGATTCATTTCTGCTAATGTGATGGATCAGCTCACTCAGATTGCAATCAAGCATGGGCTGATGGACGAAGGTGTTGCTCGCACATATATCAATACCTTTGTGAATCGAGTAGAAGGAAACATCGTAGCATCCCAGCGGCCTCTTGTGTTCCAGGGACCAATCGGCCAAGCTATCTCTCTGTTCCAATCCTATCAGTTCAATCTGATTCAACAGCTTCTCCGATATTCTGCTGAAGGTAAGGCAAAAGATCTTGCTATGCTCGCAGGTCTGCAATCTACTCTTTATGGTGCTCAGTCTCTTCCAGGTTTCCAGGCAGTCAATACTCATCTGATTGGGCAGATGTCTGGGAATAAAGAACACCGTGATATGTACGATGCAGTGTATGGAATTGCAGGTCGTACTGCTGGAGACTTCCTTCTGTATGGTCTGCCCAGTCGAATGATTCTAGGATGGGGCGAAGGTAATGGTGTGAACCTTTATTCTCGCGGCGACATCAATCCTAGGCACCTGACTATTCTGCCAACATCACTTCAGGAAACTCCGATCGTTGCAGGCTGGGGAAAGTTCTTTGCTAGCATCTACGACACAACTAAGAAAATTGCTGGCGGCGGTCCTGTCTGGGAAACTTTCCTTCAAGGAGTGGAGCATAATGGTGTGAGTCGTCCACTAGCAGGAATGGCTCAGACTCTTCAAGCTTTCGGTCCAAGTGGGCAAGCTTATTCTACTTCCTCCAAGGGCACTATCCTCTATCAAAATGATTTGATGAGTCTTGCTACACTTACTAGACTTGCTGGGGGAAGGCCGCTTGATGAAGCCATTGTCAACGATGCTATGTTCCGGGTTAAGACTTACGAAGCAGCAAGACGTGATCGCATGTCACAACTTTCTGAGACGGTTAAGGCTTCACTCATCCAAGGAAACGATCCAACTCCAGAACAGATCAACGCCTTTGCTGGAAGATATGCAGAGCTTGGCGGAAAGCAAAAGCAGTTCAACAAGTACATGATGGAAATGTACAAGTCGGCAAATACTTCTCAAGCAGAGAAGCTTTCTAGTTCTCTTACAAATCCTTTTTCCTATAAGGTACAACTCCTTATGGGCGGAGAAGAGCAATGAAATCTCTAGCTGTTCTAACTCTAGCTCTTTTTCTGGGAGGCTGTGCTTCCTTGAAAGGTGAGTTTGAGAATCGACTAGCTTGTTCTGCAAACTCAGATCAGGCTTATCTAGTTTCTATGTATGGCCCAGTAGGTTTGGCAACTAAAGTGTCATCCTCTGATATTCCTGAACTTTGCAAGAAGGCGATGAAATGAGCAACATTGGCGATCCCGCACGACTAGCAGTTGCAGTTACTCCTAGCGATATCACAGATTTGGCAAATCCTGCCCGCTCTCTATATGTGGGCGGTACTGGTAATATCTCAGTTGAAATGTACGGTGGCGGCACTGCTGTATTTTCTTCTGTGCCTGTAGGTATTCTCCCTGTGCAAGTCACACGAGTGAATGCTACGAATACAACTGCCACGAATATTCTAGCACTGAGTTAAGGAGAAGAATATGAATCTGATGTCTCGACTCTTTGGACCTAAGCCGCAGCCTGCTCCATCCACTCCTTCTCCTATCATTCTTCCTGAGGAGCCGCCGGCCCCTGAAGGAAATGTGCATGAGTTCCAGCACGCAGGTAATCGAAATGTGAAGCTTATCATTCCTCACATGCAGGGAGGTATTCTCCTAAAGCGTCTGAAGTGGGTGGTTGATTCTTCTAATCGAATTGGCATTGTCTGGGAACTTGATTCCTCTGGATATGCTGAAGTTCATTTGGTTGCAGCTTCTGGAGAAACTGTGGGTACTTATCGTACTCCTGCAGGTAACCTGAAACTTGCACGATATGAAGAAATTCCGGAACCTCGTCGAGTAGGTCTTACTCGTGAGCGTGCTGCTTCCCTCGGATACTTTTAAAGGAAATAGATCATGGCATTGAATGTCCCAGACGAAGGGGAGAACTATGCGCTCGAAGCCTTTGTTGGCAAGACAGCAGCCACAGCTCCTATTCTGTGTCTCTTCCAATCGAATACTACTCCAGCAGATACAGATACTGTAGCCACATATACAGAATCTAACTTTACTGGATATGCTGCAATCACAATTACTGGCGCATCCTGGAATAATGCATTAGGTGGTTCTATCTCTTATGGTTCTCAGCAAACCTTTACTTGCTCCGGTGCAGCTTCTCAGAGTGTGTATGGATATTTCATAAAGTCCACTACTTCTGCTAAACTGCTTTGGTCTGAGCGTGATGCTTCTGCGCCTTTCGCAATTGCTAACTCTGGCGATGCAGTGAAGATTACTCCTGCCATCTCTGCTTCTTAAAGGACTATCATGCAAGCTTCTCTCTATCCTGCATTCAAGCAAGCTATTCTGGCTGAGACCGATCCTACTTTTGTTGCACTTCGTAATGCAGGTGAATCCGGTCAGATGGCTCTTTGGTATAACCAAGAACAATCTCCAATGTTTACTGTTTGGAGGTCGTCAGCAACTACGTCTGAGATTCTTAATGGAGTTGTTGGTGCGAATCTGACTCCGCTAGATTCTCCTGACGGTACTGCCATGTTCACAAATCGTGCATTGGTGTGCCAAGCTAAACAAATCAATTTGCAGATGTACTTGCAAAAAGATGGATCACTTCCTGTTGGCCAACTCAACATTCGCCAGACTCTTCAAGATGCTTTGACCAATGTTCCTTCTGGTGTAGGTGGTGCACTTCTGGATGCAGGTTGGGCAGGTACAGGGAAAGTGAAAGATATTATCTCTCGTCCTTGCACTCGTGCAGAAAAGATTTGGACTACCGGAACTGGCAGCACTGGAGTTCCTGGGAGTCTCGGCGCGTTTGAAGGCACTGTTTCTAACGATGACATTCTCAATGCATTGAGGAGTTAAGATATGGCCAAGCAGTTTACTAGCTCTGCTTCGCTAACTATTACTGCTGCCTCTCTGGCTTCGGGAGCTAATCGTTCGTCCGCAGCAGTAACTTCCGGAACTACGAATAACACTGATTCTATTCTTCTGACCGTATCTGCACTCACAACTGCTACCGCTCCGTCCGGGAATAAGCAGATCATTGTGTATGGGTATTGGTCAGAGGATGGAACGAACTATCTAGGTAACTCAGGCACCACTGATAACGTGGATGGTACCGATAAGGCACTTACTGCAATTGGTAATCCTACGAATCTAATTCGCATCGGCACATTGCAACTGAATCAGGGCGCAGTAGCGGTAACTGTGCGAGAAACTTTCGAACTGGTTTCTATCTTTGGCTGCGTTCCTGTGAAGTGGGGTATTGTTCTCTATAATGATGCAGGCACTGCACTTGGTGCAACTGTCGGTGCAACTTGGCGAGAAGGCTATTACTCCTAATCTGGAGCTATAATGGGATTCTTCTATAGCTCTCGGCTTCAAACTAGACAACCTCTAGTTCCGTTAATTAACAGGCAGGCTTCGATAACACGAGGCCTAACTGCGCTGGCGAATGCTGGACCTGGGTTAAAAGGCGATCTAGTTTCCGGTATCCAAGCTTGGCAGTTTTCCCAAACTGAGCTGAATGCTAAAGATGGTAGAGGTATTGGGTCTGCAACTTCTGGGACTACAGGCGTAAGCTGGGATCGAATTTCCAATGGGCAGCCTACTATCGGCCCAGATAGTTTTCGATTCACCAGTCCCATCTTTACTGTCGTAGCAGTATTTAATCCATACGTATATAGTTCTGCGGATAATATCTTTGCAGCAGGTATTGGCACAGGAACTGGCTGGAATCTTCAATCTCGATTTTCTGATGGAACACTTCAAGCCATTATTTGGGATGGCTCAACTAGAGCTATAGGTTCAGCCTCGGGAAAACTTCTACTGAATCAGTTGAACGTGGTTGTAATGACCTGCGATGGTTCAACTATGGAACTCTACAATAATGGAGTTTCGCTCGGTACAGTAGCTGTCGGAGGAACATCACTAATTTATGATGCCTCTTTCACTCAAATATCTCTGGGGGGTGCAGCTAATCCTTTTGGTATTGTTGGCGTCGGTGCCACTTACTATTATGGCGCAGTTTGGAATCGCAGGCTTTCTGCAAAAGAGATAAAGGATCTTGCTGATAATCCTTGGCATATCTACTCTGCGCCAAGAGAGAGAATCTGGACTCCTGCAGGTGGTGGTGGTACAATCTATACCATCACTCCTTCTGGGGGAATTGCATTCTCTGGAGCTGCATCACTTCTTCGTACTCATGTTCAACCTGTTTCTGGGTCTATAGCATTTTCCGGTTCAGCCTCTCTGAGACGTACTCATGTACAAGTTCCTAGCGGTGGAATTGTTTTCTCGGGCGGAGTCTCTCTTCTTCGCACTCGCGCTCAAGTTCCTAGCGGACAGATAACTTTTAGTGGTACGGCGCCCATCACTTTTGTTCCTGCAACTGGTGGAACAATCTACACTATTACACCTAGCGGAGGGTTTACTCTTTCAGGAGCTGTTCCTCTTCTGCGTACAAGAGTACAGATTCCATCTGGAGGTCTTTCTTTTTCAGGAACCGTACCGCTTTTTCGTACTCGTGTGATGGTGCCAGCAGGTAATATCACATTCACTGGTACAGTTCCTCTAGTTCGCACTCGTGTCACTGTTCCCTCAGGGCAGATTGTATTCTCTGGTTCTGCAAGTATCATCTTTATTCCTGCAGGCTCAGTTACCGCAGTCACTCTGAATCGTATCTCTATTGGCCTAGATAGGGCTACTAGAGTTTCTTAGATCTATTTACACATTGGAGTTAACATGGCCCTTGATCCTACCAATCCTGGAGTTCCCCCGACTGATCCTAGTCTGCTAGAGTGGAGAACTAAATCTGTAGCTATTGGTCAGCGTCAAGCTGAGGCCATGGAAAAGATGGCAGCCGCAGAAGCTGGCGCTCCGAGTACAGAAGGTGGTATCTTCCTTGAAATTCTGAAGAGTGTGCTGATTGGCAAACTAGCAGCAACTTCAGATGATGCAGTCATTTGGGCAAAAGATCTGACTCAAGAATACTTGAAGCTCTATGATCTGCTTGGAGTGAAGAGAGTGTGATTAACCTAGACACTCCAAAGGTTAGAGAAGTAGAGGACCAGATGAAGAAGCTAACTTCTAATCGCTGGGTAGCTTGGGCTCCAAGGTTTCCTCTCTACATCTCTGAAGCTCAGATATTCAAGAAGAGCCAGGAAGCTAAGAAGCTCTACTTTGAATATATGGCGCCAAATCAACAGGCGTAAAAAAGCCCCCAATTACGGGGGCATTCTTTTGTCCATAGATTTCGTAGCGATCAAGCCATTGGGATGATGATACTGCTTCGCATCGAATAAAGCTTCCTAGTCATCTGCACACACAGATCAAGAATCTGATCTCTTGTGAAATCTCCAACAGCAAGGATATCACAGTATGTAGCAATTTCGAGAAGTTGAATGTAGACATCCTTATTGTCCTGGTCGTGAAGGATTTGCATTAGCCTTGGATGTTTACGAACCTCGGTATGCAGATCAATGATCTGATTGGGGAACATCTCAAGGGCTAGTTTACGTGTATGTTCGCTCATGATAGGATCAGACTTGGGGAGTTTCGGATAATCATTTCCAATACATCAGCTTGATGTTTTGCGTCAGCTAGTGCATTGTGTGGTTGAGCGTTTTCAGGAATAGAATCTCCTAGTACAGAGATGAATACCTTTTTCAGTGTCCTGAAATCTCGTACATCATTGTATTTCCAAGGTACTGGAAGTCCATACATCTTGTACGCGTTAGCCAGAATCTTGGTCTCGAAATCAATTCCCTTTGCCCAGATGATAGGCTTACCTGGAAGTTGTGTAAGCCAGTGACTGAACCAAGTTAGTGAATCAATCAGAAGATCATGACCATTAGGTTTCAATCCAACAGGCTGAGTATTCCACCAATCAAGGGTACTCTGAGAAATTGTTCTATTCAACTGGCCTAGGCCCTGTTCGCATTCTACATAGAACTGACAAGTAGTTCTAGGAACCAAGCAAGCGCCGATGGATAGAATTACTGCGGTCTCTTCTGTATCAAGAGTCTCAATATCTACCATCACGTGCACAGATTCTCCGGGGAGATTAACAAGCGACATGGATAAGTCCTTTCTCTGTTCGTTCAATTCGACGGGGGCGTCGGGCTTTTAGATTCTTCTCTTTCTTAGTCAGAGGCAACGGTTTAGGTGCATCCTCTAGACAGTAACCGAAAGCAAAGAATGCAGTGTAAGGTCCAACAGTTTTAGATCGTTCCCACTTTGCAATATACACTAGGTTATTGGGACCTCGATGATATGTCTCAATCCACCTACATATCGTTGTCATCCTCACGCCAGTTAGTTCTACCAGTTGGCGCTTGGAATAGTGGAACTTACATAGCAGACCTAGCAAATGTTTCTGCACTGCTATTTCTGCTATGGGCTTAGTTTTAGGTCCCAGGTGCATTCTTGTCTGCCCTTGCAATTGCATCTGCATCTGAGTAGCGGAGCGCAGAATAACTCTTAGAGAGTTTGTTTGCATTTGCTTGAAGGATAGAGATTCGAGGAATTGGGTAGTAAGCTCGCATTGCATTTTCAGTTTTCGTAATCGCTATACGCAGTGCTTCCATATCACGAGGCTTACCGTAGATATATTCTCGCTTCACAACATCAACAAGTTCTCCTACTGCAATGGTGAGTCGAACTTCAGGATGCTCTGAGGGCATTAGAACTTGCCCAAAATCCTGAACAGATGACCTAACAATTCCATAGTGATTCCGCACAGCTTGCAGATAGAATTCAAAGTCACCTGCGTCTTCGATCACACCTCTCTCATCAAAACTCTGATCAGCTTCTATCAATTCACCAAGCTCTCCACTCAAACCAAGAACTGAGTGCAATGCCATCATTGGCTCAGTATCAGCTTTAAATAGCCAACGAACAAATTGATCGTATCGAATAGTCTCTTGAACTGGAGGAGCTTCAGGGGAAGCAATAGTGACTGACACAAAATCAGCGTAGGTACCTGGGGATGCATTCATTTTTTCATGTTCCTTTCTTCAGGAGTAAGAAGTGAGAAGTCAACAGCAAGCTCATTAGTTCCATCGACTATCTTTCTTTTAGGGAGGAAGCCGCCCATCTGAGGGACAGTCTGAATCTTATCTGCTTGCTGTAGGTTGATTAGAATTTCTTGGAGCTGAGAAATCTTTTCCAAATCTGCGTGCACATGCTTCCAGATTTCTTTCATAGTTACCACACCGGGGGCATCTAGAATAACCTGAAGCACCTTATGAGTTACGTCTGAGTTCTTTCCCTTTCCGAATTCTCCGAGAGCCCTCGGCATAAATTGCTCAGCGTGTGTAAGTATTGTGTTTGCATAGATAACATCACAGTCTGCAATTTCTGAAGATGCTCTACTTGCACTAACAATAAGGCAGAGTTTGATGAGGTGGACAAATCTGCGGTTAGAGTATGAGGCAAATCTGACATCATCAACTGTAGGGTTGCTTGTATAAATTTCTTCAAGGAGTCTCTCTGCACTTCGAGTGAGCTGGGCTGGTCCGAATACTGTGGATTTAATTGATCTAAGAGACTCAATAAGATTGGCAGTGGCTGCGTCTGTTGGCCTAGTTGGGAAGGCAATTCGTTTTCCATTTGGTTCGCCGTAGATTAGTAGGATGCGAGAGAAGAAACCTTGTCCTAAGATATCAGTTGGAAAAGCCAGACTGAAGCCGGTAGGAGTATTACCACCAAGGATAGAAACGGTAGGATTATTGATGTCAACACTCTTACCATTCTTGATCCGGTTTCGATAAACACCAGAAAAGTCCCAAAGAGTACCAAGCAAAGATACGAACTCAATATTCCCATTACCGAAGAAATCATTAAACTCGTCGGCCATGATAAACATTTCGGAATCAGACTTGTCATCTCCATTTCCAAAAAGGTTTTGATCCAAGATATCATCGACACTGGACATTCCATTATCTTCTCCTGCTAGGTCTAAAAGGAATTTCTCTTTCGTACTCTTGTCTGCTGCAATGGTGGTATAACCAGATTGAAGCAGGATGGATCTCATTAGCTTGATTGCTGAGGACTTACGTGTACCTGGAGAACCAATGAGCATTGCATAAGTATTAGGATAAATCGTGAAGTGGCCATGCTGGAAATAGTACTGTCGGCCTAGCAAAGCGCCTATACCTGCAATCGCACACCATCTTTGGAACACAGCCGGGGGCTCGATTCCTGAAGTGTACGCTAGGTACTGATCGAAAAAGTTAGATTCCCCCAGCATAGGAGTTCCAGGTTATCCTCGGGTTACTTCCGAGGTAGTTCCGTTACGGATATGGTCTAGCCAAGCATCAAGACCTTCTTTCTTAATGAAGGCATCAATGCGAAGATACTCTTCAGCATTCCGATAGTCCGTATTCTGATTCGTATTGATCGGTTGATACCTATGATCTTGTGTGATCCTTCCGTGGGTTAGCATATCGCCAAGCTCTTTGAGTTCTACTGGTGCAGAGTCCCAACAGTTCAATGCTCGGTCAACAAGAGATTTGAAGAGAGGAATAGATTCTGCAGTAATAGAGAGTTTGATTTCTCCGATCTGAGAATCAGGGGTACGGTGGATAGCTGCGTGGATCATTTCAGTTTCTTTCTCTTATAACGAAGTTTGAATGTACGAACGGTACGACTAGGTTTAGGTCTGTATCTGCGAAGAAGTTTTGCTGCCCTAGCATGCACATAGATATAGCGAGGTGAAGAGTTCGATTCTGCTGCTTGGAATACAGCCTCTAGCTGTGCACAGAACTCATCTACCGAGGCGATCATTCTGTTTCACTCCAGTATTTAGCTCGCTTAAATTCCCCAGTGGCCTTATCTGTCTTTCCAAGTTTAAGTGCGGCCGGCACTGTAAATGTTCTGTCTGTTCCAGATACATCGCGGACTGTGACAGGAATCTCCATACATTGCTGGACCTTCTCCGTCAAATAGTCATGGCCCTCTCGATAAGAAAAGAGGATCGAATCATGTATCTGTGCGTGGAGTCTAAATATAGTAGGGTTAGGTAAGGCGACTTCATAGAACACCCTCATGAAAGCTTCATTCAAAGTTCTTGCGTTAAGCGATTGTGGGCAATGAGCGACGTATGAATTGAGATCAGATTTGTTTTTATCTGGTGCTCCAAAACAATATCGGGTCCAGTCTCCTTCTGATATGTATGTATCTGGTCGATAGTTGTCAAGATTAAATCGAGTATGATGAAATGCTCTACTAACCAAGCGTCGATGGCGTATGATTTCTCCGGCGACCCAAGCGTAGTAAGTTCCTTCAGTGAACGGAGTTTTCGGGCCGCGGAGTTTAGGGTACGTGCGATGGAAAGAAGCGAGGAGATGTTCTGCGATTTTAAGTGGGTCATTGTAGCTCAATCCTAGCAATCGTTTAGCTTCCCAGATATTCCCCAGTCCCATCGTATCTACAAGGACTTGTGGTCCCATGTTATAGTTAGCCCCGTGATTGACTCGTTTTGCCAAGTCTCGCAGTGGCTTATTTTTAGTTTTCTTGTGTTCGTCTGAATAGATATCAGAATAAGGGACGCCGAAAAAAGCCGAAGCATTAACACTGTGGAAATCTCTGGAACTTGATACGGCTTGAATGAGGGCAGTATCTCCCGCAATGTGTGCTGTGTCTCTAGACTCAGCTTGTTCCAGATCGCATTCACCCAACCAGAATCCATCCTCGGCACATATTGTCTGCTTAACTTCGATGCCTCTAGGAACATTCTGGATTTGCAGCCCGGTCCAGAAATGATGCTCACGGCTTGCCAATCTTGCGGTGTCTGTTCCATGAGGATTGAGAGCGTAAAGGATTCGTCCGTTAAATTCCTTAGCTCCACCTTCTCCAGCATGGATTCCAGTTTGCTTGGCATCATCATCTGTCCTCAGATATGTTGAGCTGAGTTTACGGAAGCCGCGAATCTCAAGGATCTTTCCAATGAGTAATGAATTAAGCGGATGGCGATACGACGCTTTGGCCAGATCTTTCTCGTTGGTAGATGTAATATC